AATAAGCAAATACTCCCTTAGATACTTCTATTTCAAATAAATGTATTAGTTCTGAGGCGGGATCTAGCTTTTGTACATCTTCTACTATATTTGACATTATGCTTCGTATATTCTCCTAAATGTAGCTGTTAAGCTGTAATAATCATCGTAGTCCCAGGTTTGATTCCAATCCTCGCAGACTACTTTTACTGTTTCTTCATTGCTTCCTGCATTTGTATCTGAAAAGATATAATCAAATGCAGTTGCTCCTTTCTTAGATTCAAAGAAAGCAATTATATCATCTATTTCATCTTTTGGTCTAGTTGCAAAGTTAAGACTAAATTGTTGTTCTAAATTATTTATACCATTTGCTATACGTTGCTCATATCCATCGCCAAATTTTTGTACGTATACTACAGGTTTGTTACTTCTTGTAAATCCTTTATCTGGTACGACTACTCCAAGTGTGCCGCCTACATTAAATCCTATTGCCATATTATGCTCCTAGTAATCCACCTGGTCTTTGTTGTTTTTCTATTTCGGCTAGTACTGCCATATTAATTGCGCTTGCCATTTCTTTAGCTCCGTCTGCTTCCATTTTTGTAGATACTCCTCCATCTGATACATTTACACTAATATTTGTATTATTTGTAGAGCCTGTTGCTCCACCTAAATTTACTGGTATACTTTTGTTATCAGGTAGTGGTACTACTGCTTCGTTGTTTTTTCCTTCTCCTACAAGATAAGTAGGCTGAGTTGCGATTCCGCCTCTATTATATCCTGTTATACCACCCTTAGCCATAGCTTGTATATCGCCTATGATGCCACCTTTAGCTAAACCAGTAGGCATACCAAACATACCGCCTATAAATGACATTATGCCACCTCCAGCACCTTTGAGTGCTCCAAATATTCCGCTAAACGCACCTTTGAGCCCTTCTAGTAAACCTCCTCCACCTGAGAATAGTCCTGATAATAATCCATCTTCTCCAAATAAGCTACTACCTATTTTTGCAAACATTCCATCTTCACCAAATAACTTTTTGCCTACCCCTTCAAACGTACCACCGTCACCAAAAGTCCTTTCAAATACTGATTTTATTCCAAATATATCAGTACCTCCGTAAGTTCCAAATAATCCTGCTTTTGGTTTAGTCGCAGTTACTCCTACTTGTTCAACACCGTCTTCGCCTACTGCATCATAATCTTTAGTGTAGTCTTGCGTACCTGCTTTTCCGAAGAGGAAATTTTTAAGCCCACCTCCTATTTCCTTAAATTTTTCTTTGAAACCACCAGGTAAAGTATCTCCACCAGTTGTGTATAAATCTCGACCTTTTGCTTCTGGTATTGCTCCTCCGCTAGATATATCTGGTGCCTTAACTCCTAGTGTTGCTCCCATTGCTACAACATGTTGATTTAAAACATCTGCAAGTCCAACAACGTGTTTTTTATGAGCTAATAGCATCTGCTCTGCTGGATTTAATGATTTGTTTAATTTAAAAGCTTCGGGAGTTAACTTATCTGTTATAGGTGTCATGATACTTTCTGCAGCTAATTTTGCAAGTGACTTCTTCATGTCTTTAGCGACATTATTTATAAGCTCATCACCACCAAATTCACTTAAATCCATAGTATCAATAAGTGTTGTTAAATTCTGTATTCCTGATTTATCAAAAGACTCTAGCATTGTTTTTCCTAGTTGTTCTATAGGGTCTTTCATTGCTATTAATAAGTCTATTTGTGACTCTAATTCTCTATTGACTGTTTGTGTTGTTAGAATTCCTCTCTCTCTATTTTCTTCTACTTTTTCGCCTAATTTTACGAGAGTTGAATTAGTTATTACTTCTTTTGCGTTGTTTTGTATTATCTGTTGTTGTAACTTTAGTATATTTAAATCTATTTGCATACGTTTACTTGCACTTGTCTTTAAAAATTTAACCATATTTACTTGTGTTTTTAAAGCAGCACTAAATGCTGTTGCAGTGTCTATTAATTTATCCGCAAGGGCTAATCTTTCTAGTTCTGTTTCTAGTATCTCTAATACTTTTTGTGCATCTTCTTTATGAAGGTCAGTTAGTTCAAATTGAATTCCTAATTGTTCACTCATAACTTGAGATATACTCTCCAGCCCTTCCTCTGTTTTACTAAATACTTTTAGTCGTCTTTCTAATCCTCCATTGCCGTCCTCTACTGAGTCACTAAATTGATTTAGTACACTTTCAATTCCCGACATAGCTGCTTCTGCTTGTGAAGGTTTTGGCATCATATTTTGTAGACTTTCTTTAAGTTCTGCTGCAGCAGCTTTAGTATTAGGTATAACTTCTGTAATAGCTTTAAGGGAATTCAAATTTCTTTCATTTGCTTCCATTGATTTTACAGCCTCGGATGTCATAAAGACATTGCCATCATTCGTAATACCTAGTAAACCTCTTGCTGCTTCGCCTTGGTTCACAATGGCAGATGCAGTATCTTTCATAAAAGCAGCAATTGCAGTCTGTCTATCAGTAATATCTGTAATGGTCATAAGTTCTGCAAATTCTTTTTTAAACGGCTGTAGCATACTAAAGTCGGTAGCACCAAATAATCTCATTAGTACTCCATCAGAGTGAGCCCCGTCAACTTTAAGTTGTTCTGCTGCATATTCTTTTTGGAAAGCTACTAAAAACTCATTAACAATTTCCTTAGCTGCAGCATCATAAGCAGTACTAGTAAATCCTATAGAAGATGCGGAAACATCTTGAGTATACATACCTGCAAATATATTTCCAGCCTGCATAACATTTCCCAACATGCTTTGAGCTTCATTAGAAGAGAAGTTTTTAATTATTGAGTCATCAAAGTTTTTCTTAAAAGTCTTAAAACTTTGACCTCTATTCAATATATTATTAAGTCTTTCCATTTCATAGTTTGCTGCTTTTACGCTACCTTCTAAGCCTACAAACTCTTCTTTAATTGCTTCTACTCTTTTTTGTGCTAAATCTCCAGATAAAGTATATGCTAAGTCTTTTACTACTTCATTTGATACTGTAACTCTTCTGTTTATTTCTGAAAAAGCCTCATTTATTTTTTTAGTTGCAGGTAGTAAATCTAGTATGAATTTAGCAGTAAAGAAAGCCATAATAACACCAAAAGCGATATTCATTGCTGTTCCTAACATAGCTATTGCAGGGCCAGCTCTAGCAGCAGCAGCACCTATACCAGCAATTGCCGCTTGTGCTTTTAAGGCGGGCATAGCAATACCTGCTTTTATGTGTGCTCCAATAATTCTCGCCTGAGCTTTGGCAGTCAGAGTTGTTTTTGTCATCTCAAGTTGAATTCTTTTTTCTACAGCTATAAAAGCAGCTAATTTTTGTTTGTTGTACTTTTTACCTAATGCTTTCTTTTTCTCTTCTTGTAGTATAAAACTTCTTGTAATTTTTGCCTGCTCTTTGAGTGACATAGATGTAAATGCTTTTTCTGATATTCCTCTTTTCTTAAGAGCTCTAAGAAGGAATTGATTTTTCTTAACTTCACTTGCTCCAAACTGAGCTTCTACTGCTTTAATAGCTTTTTTCTGTTTTATTATATGTATGTTTAACGCACGCATTTTTATAGTTGCAGTTGACCCTGCTTTAACTGCGGCGGCTCCCATTGCTGAAAAAGAAGGTACTATTTGTCTTAGTATACTTAATGCGAACGCGCTTACAGCAGTTACTAGAGCTGCAAAGTTGTCTGATAAAAAGTTTGCTAATCCTCCGAACACCTTTACAATAGGGCCTTGTACACTAATTACAAAGTCATTTATTTTTGTGAGTAATCTATCGAATGGATTAAGTAGTTCGTCTCCTTTGTCTTTCATAGCACCAAAGTTACCAATTAACTGTCTTTGAACTTCTTCAAATACAGCAGCTCTTCTTTGTGCAATAGTGAGCTTTTCTGCAACTAGTCCATTAGCATTTGCGAATTTTCTTGTAGCAATGTCTAGTCGTAAAATGATACCTAATTCATCCAATAGTTCTGGTTCTGCTTTAGTAACACCTCGAATAAGTCTGTTGAAAGAATCGGTTAAGTCTCTACCTAAAGTAACAGAAGCAAGTTTAGCTCCTTCGGCTAATCCTGTTAGTTGTTCTGAGGTAAATCCTGCTGCCATACCGATTGCGGCTTGTTGAGCAGCGTCTTGAAAGTTTAAAAGTCCGCCTGTAGCTTGTCTAACTGAAGCAGTAACACCCATCATTGACTGTCCAGTTATTTCTCCTAGTGCGCGGAATCCTTTGATTTGATTTTCTACGTTGGCGGCATTTTGAAGTGCACGGAAGGCTGCGCCAACAGCGAATAGTGTGGAAGCTAAAATAGCATAAGATTGTACAAGACCACCTGTGCCTTGTTGCATACGTGCAAATCCTTTGGTGCCTGATTCTACACGTCCAGACATAGCCTGCATATTTCTACGAGTATCTCCCGCAGATTTACCAACTTTGGCTACACTTTTGCCAGTCTTTTTAGCTTGTGTGTCAAGCATTTTAAGGCTACCATCATCAGTAACCTCAAAGGTAATAGTTGCGCCTTTTATCTTTGCCATTATGTTCCTTTACCAACCCTATTTTTTTGGGCGTCTTGCTTCTTTTTGATTTTTTCGTTTATAAGCTGTGAATGTTCATTTTCTATATGTTTAAAAAAGTATAGAGTTTGTTTTTTGTCTTTTATATCATAAAGGTCTAAATAAGTACCTAAAGCACTTACATCTTTTCCCATATGAAAACCACTCATACCTTCCCATTTATCTGATAACATTTGGTGTAGAAAAAATGCCTGTTGAACTTCTATTGGAAATGAATCCATAGAAGGAGGCATCTTATCAGGATCTGGCTCTTGATTTAATTGTTCACAAACTTTTAAATACTTATCCAGGTCTATTCCTGTGTCTTTAAAAGTTCTCTTGATTAGCGCAAGTATTTGTTCTACTTGCTCTGTGTAAAATTTTCCAGATCACCTATTGTATCAGTAACCCATTGGTCGAAATCGCCGCTATTTTTCATTAATAGCTCTGCGTTATCCTGTGTATATTCAAGTTCATCTTCTAGATTTAGTTGAGATACATCTACCAACAGAAACTCTTCGAGGTACTTGTATTTTAATCCTGTCCAACCTTTAATTATCGCTGCACTATACTGATTTACAAATAGTTCTTCATCTAACGAATCTTCAAAGGCTCTAGTCTTTTTATTAAACTTTTGCTTTAAACACTTATTTCTTAGCTTGAGTAATTCTTCTCTGCCTAAATAACAAAGTTCAATTGTGAAGCCATCATATCCTGGATAATCTATTCCTACTGTCTTGCTTGGAGTTAATAAACTCTTAAGCGATACTGGTTCTTTTTTTACATTCTGTTCTGTCATTATTAATTCCTAAAAATGGAAGGGCCGAAGCCCTTCCGAGTTTGTTTTTATTACGACGTGTAAGTTACTTTAACTTCGTTTGTCGCGCTTGCAGCTGTGCTTGATGATAAATCAGTTGCTAGTCCGTGGAAAGCCACGTCTACTGATACTACATCTTCAAAGCTGTGGGCTGGTAATTCTAAATGTGCTTTGCCAACTTCAATATTACATCTTGGAGTGTTTCCACTTCCACCGATGCCAAAGTTTAAATCAAACGCATTAGTAATTACGCCTCTAGACTCTTGTAGTCTCTCAAATAAGTCTAATGACCCATTTGCTGTGTCATTTAGATAACACGTGAAGTTACCTGAAACTGACCTTGTTCCCATTACATGTCCTAATGGAAGATTAACTGTACCTAATGTTTCTGGTGTTAGATAAGTAAGATTATTTTCGATTGTAATATTACCACCTGTTAATGTAACACCGTATGTTACATCATTTACACCGTCTACTGCCAATGCGCCTAATGTACCTGTTGATGCTGATACATCAAAGCTAATTGCTAAGTCTGTTAATTTTTGTCTTATAAAGTTACTTGATGAACTTATGCCTTCGTTTACTATACCTAAAGTGGTAGTTCCAGTTACACTATTACCTGAATCAGTAGCTCTAGTTTCTAGAGTTGCTACTTCTTCTACAGATTTACCATTTCCAGACCAAGCAACTTGTGCTAATCCTTCAATGTCAAAGTCTACGGAAGCTGATCCAATAGAACAGTCCGCTACTTTATAAACGGTTACACCGTCTGTACCTGTAGTGTAAGTATTACCTTCACTATCCTTAGACGCTCCTAGTACAAAGAACAAATCAAATACTCCAAGAGTGACCTGATTAGAGTTCGCAAAGTTAAAAACATTTGGCTCATAATCAGTCATAGTTCCTGCAGAATTCTGTCCTGCTCCTTTGTCATAGTCTTTCGCAGACATAGCAGACCATAAAGGCCCTTCTACTGCGAATTTTTTAGCGGCTCCAGCATGTTGACCATTAGTAACACCATCAGTTGCTGCACTAGGTGCTGCACTTCCTGATGTAGTAGGTCTCATGTAGGTTGAAAACGACCATTCTGCTGGGGCAAAAGAGTCCGTAAACATTGCTCGACCTCTTTTAGAATATCCAGCACTGGTGGCTGCTTCGTTCAGAGTAACCTCTGAAGTATTTGTCCCTTGACTGAAAGAAAAACCGTCTAACACAGGTATCTCATAAAGAGCTGTTTTAGCGCTCGTTCCATCTAGGCTGTGGGTCATAAATACTTTGGTATCTCTACTAAAGAAAAATGCCATTCTTTTCTCCTATTTAATATCGAATCTCTAAGGTGATTTCTCCTACACCAAGAGGTTCGAGTACTCCTTCATCTGTGTCTACTGTACCGATTGTTGTCTGTACTGTAGAGTGAGATGCTCCTGTCGAATCGTAATACGTTAAGGGATCTTTATCCTCTAGTACTGTTTCAACATCTTCTAACAACTCTTCGAGTGCTTCGATGACATCATTGTCATCTGAAACATAACATCGAATCGTTATTCTTAAAAATCTAAATCTAAACCCGCCTCCATCATATTCGCGAGTTTCTGTTCCTGCTCCTATATGTATTGCAGGAAATTCTACTACTTCATCCCAAAACTTTAGTCTTCTTTCTACTGTTGAGACTGCTGTTCTGAAAGGTTGCATTCCGTTAATCTGTTCTAGCTCTACGGCTAGTGCTTCTACTATGGCTCGCCTACGCGTGGTATGTTTCCTTGCTAGTGCTGTTTCCATTATAGTACATTTACTCCGAATCTACCGCCTAATATCCCCATGGCTACTTGTCTTACTGACTTTCTTATTAATCTATCAGGGTCTCTTTGGGGAGTATACATTTTTCCTCCTCTTGCAAAAGTCTCATAAGGATCGTTTTGGTAACTAGTTTCTATCATTGTGTTACCTCCTCTTGGACCTTGTGTTATATTTTGAACTCTTACATTATTTGCAAATCTTCCTGTTCTAAATTGCAAAGCAGGTGACTGCATATTTTGTGCAACTTGTGCTGGCAACACTTCATTAAGTAGTGCTTTTAGAGCCATTGGGTTAGTTGCTGCTCCACCAGTTTTCATAGTGTTAGTACTTCTTTTACCTTTACTTTTTACCGCTCCTGCTGCAGTTGCTTTACTTGCAAATGTTGCTCTTCTTCTTTTTGGCTTTGTTTTACTACGGCCTCTTGATACTGCTTTTTTGCCTTCCTCTAATAATCTTTTATTTACTCTTAATCTCATATCAGGGTTAGATTTATGAGAGAACATGCCACTAACTATCTGTTTTTTACTAAGAGCATCTAAAGCAGTTAAAGGTCCTGGAGAATCTGTAAAAAGCTGT